ATTGACTAAATTATGTACTAATTCTATCAATTGTGATAGGATTTCAACTCTAGCAGGAGATTATTATGTCTGATACCGCAATAAGCACCAATAGTGGTGAAGTTGCCCCCCAAGAAGACGCAGTTGCAAGTAACGCTTTTGAGGCTCAAGAAGTGAGCGTCGTTAGTGCCAAAGAGGCCGCCGAATATCTTGAGGATAATGAAACCCTAGCTTCCGATCAGAAGGCTCCTGAAGCCGACTCTGAGCCGGAGGAGACGGGCGATCAGGTAACAGAAGAGCCGGAAGCCGCTGAAGAAGTTGATACAGAGGAAACGGACGAAGCCGAAATCGAGCCTGAAAATATCGAGTTCACTTTCGGAGGCAAGCACCTGGAAGTCGCCAAAGGCGATATGTCAGATGAGCTTGCAGGTAAAGTTCAGCAGTTCACCGATGAGGTGTGGTCTGACTATACTACTAAATCTCAAGCCAATGCCGAGACCCAGAAGACTTTATCCGCTAAAGCTGATAGCGTTGAGAAGTTAATGACGTTAAACGGAGAGGCTTTGCAAACCTATTCGCAAGGGCTTGCAATTCGTCAAGAAATCGACATGCTTCAATCAGTCGACATGAACGCTCTGCGTCAACATGATCCTGATCAGTGGCGGTACAATACTGACTTACTCGCCCAAAAGCAGGCCGATTTCCAAAATATCGTTGCACTCGTTGATCAACAGGAGACGTACCTTGATGCCGCGAAACAGGCTGTGTCTGAACAACGCGCTTTTGAAGGACGTAAAACTTTGAACAACAAAATCAAAGACTTTGAGACGAAGGTGGCCCCTAGGGTCGTCGATTACGTCGTGAAGACTTATGGTTGGGAGCAGGGCGTGGCAGAACGTTGGGACCAAAATCCTGACATGACTGACATGGCTCGAAAAGCGATGTTATATGATGAAGGGCAAGCCAAGACGAGGTCAGCGTCTAGGCAACCGGCACCTACAAAGGCGCAGCCAGTCGCAGCCGCCAAGAATAAAGGTAAGGCGTCTGCCCAGACTGATCCTAACAAGATGAGTATGGAGCAATTGTCTAAGCATTTGAAGTTGCCACCACGTTAATTAACTTTTAAAAGGAGGCCATTAAAATGGCTAATACTACTTTAACAGCTGACATCATTGCCAAGGCGGCAGTGTTACAGCTAGACAACAATCTCGTCATGGCTAAAAAGGTCTTTCGAGGGTATGAAGAGGAGTTTTCAAAGTCGATCAATGGCTATGAGATTGGCTCTTCAATTTCTGTAAAACGCCCGATGGACTTCACCGTCCGTGACGGCGCTGTTATGAATGTCCAGGACGTTACCGAGGGCAAATTCACCATGACGGTCGATCAGCGTAAGGGCATCGATTTCTCGTTTACTTCTCAAGAATTGACCCTGTCAATTTCTGAGCTGTCTGAGCGCGTCATCAAACCTGCGATGATCCAACTTGCTAACCAAATCGATGCTGACTTGCACGCTGAATATAAAAACGTGTCAAAATGGGTCGGCACTCCAGGCCAGACGATCAACAGTTTTACTGATCTCGCTAAAGGCATGGAGCGTCTCGATGATATGTCTGTTCCGTCAGATGGCCGGTGTGCAGTTCTCACACCAGCAGATCACTGGGGCATGGTTAGTAACTTGACCGGCTTGTACATCGATCGTTCAGCCAACCCGGCTTACCGTAAAGGTACTCTGGGCGAAGTCGGCGGCGTTGAGATGATGATGTCTCAAAACAACAAGACTCACACTGTCGGCGCTAATTGGGATACTGGTTCAACCGGCCTCACAAATGGTGCTGCTCAAGAAACCACGTATGCTGCGTCGAAAGATGCCAATACGCAGACCTTGATCACCGATGGTTGGTCTTCTGGAGCGACAACTTTGAACGCTGGCGACGTGTTTACGATTGCTGATGTTTATGATGTCAATCCAGTCACGAAAGCCACGCTGTCTCATTTGAAGCAGTTCACTGTTGTTACGACAATTAGTGATACTTCAGGAGATATCACTCTTACGATGTCCCCGGCTGCGATCTTAACCGGCGCTCACCAAACCGTATCAGCGACAATTGCTGACGGTGCGGCTGTTACTCAAGTTGGAAGTGAGGCAACTGGTTATGGTCAGAACTTGATGTTCACTCGCGATGCTTTTGCATTGGTTAGTGTTCCTCTGGTATCGCCTCCAGGTGCAGTAGACGTTGCTCGCCAATCTTACAAAGGGACTAATGTTCGTGTAATCCCTGTGTATGACGGCACCAACGACATCAGCAAGTGGCGTCTTGATGTTCTATATGGCGTAAAAACCATAGATGAGCGTCAGGCAGTTCGTGTTAGTGGTACTGCTTAACATTATTTAAACTCATAGTCATTTAGGAGAAAATCTATGACTGTACAATTTATTGGAGACGGCAACCCAGATGGCACGATCCTACAAAACCTAGAGGCCATTCGCGGGGATGCCGCAGAACGCCGGGGTGGCGTTCTGACAACCCCACCCACAGCCACCGGTACAACGACGTTGACCGCTGCTCAAATGACTGGGGGTGTCCTTGTGGCAACTCCGGCAGCAGTGGCGACTTACACTACCCTAACCGGTACGTTGTTGGAAGCTGCGTTGCATGACGACATCGATGATGATGATACGTTCGATTTGTGTATTATCAACTTGGGCGGTGCGGGTGATATCATCACACTGGCCGGTGGTACTGACGTTAGTATCATTGGTTCCGCTACCGTCGACGATGCTGGTGCGGACATCAATAGTTCTGGTGTCTTCCGGTTCCGTCGAACGACAGACAATACGTTTGTTGCCTATCGCATTGCGTAACGTGTGACAAATCTACCCTGGGCTATACGCTCAGGGTAGATTGTTATAATTGAAAAGAAGGAAAAGCCAATGGTTGCTAAACCTAAACCACGCAAAAACAAAGCGCCTAAAAAATCAGGCAATAGTTTAATCACTGATCGTGCGCCGGATGAAGAAGCAAAAGAGGCTCCTGTGACAGGCCCGACTGTTTACGAAGGCGGCACCACTATCGGATATAGAGACGGTGAAAATTGTGTCGAGACTAAACGCTTCCTCTACGGCAAAAAATTACCAAAAGGCTGGGCCGATACACCTGCTAAATTGAAAAATCACACAACCAACAAAGATACTATTTTCAATAAGGTTGATTAATGACTCTTTTATCGATTGCAGATGCCGTTGCTGACGAAACCAAAGGCCCAAAGCCTGTGACAATCGCTAGTAACGCTGACCCGGCAGCAGAAAATATTCTTCGTCTTATTAATAAGGTGGGTAAGGCGTTAGTAAAATCTCATTCTTGGAATATTCTGACGAAGGAACAGACAGTCACTGCATCAGGGTCGGAGACACTGATCGCAGCTGCATCGATGCCAACTGGTTTTGATCGTATTATCCCTGAGACGTTCTGGGATCGTGGAAGCAATAATTTGATCTCTGGTCCAATCGGTGCAGTTGAATGGCAAGGTCTTAAAGTTCAAACTTATTCTAGCCAAAATAAAAAGTTTCGCTATCGAGGCGGTGATATTATTACATCGCCGACGATTGATAGCGGCACCGTTTGTGCTTTTGAATATATTGATAATCGTTGGGCCGACATTGCCGCAGGTGGCTCCACGAAAACTGCTTTTACACTTGACACAGATGTTGCTTTAATTGACGAAGATTTGATTATTTATGGCGCAATTTTTGAATGGCTTGATGCCGAAGGACAACCATCTCGAAATGCGGCAGTGCAATACAAGAGTTACTTTGATTTGCTTGTTAAGGCTGATAATATGAGTACCAAAGTTCTCACTGCCGGTGACATCTTTAGCCAAAACACTCGTCATTTTGATGGCACACCAAAAGCATCCCGTGCTAGTTATGGAGGTGATTTCTAAATGGCATCAACTTCTGCTGCATTGCCGCCTCCGACCAAGGGATGGGATACTCGTGAAAGCCTCGCTGACATGCCGCCAGACCATGCAATCAAGTTGGATAACTGGTTCCCTGAAACCGATAAGGTGACGGTGCGCCGGGGCAGTTCAGCCTGGGCGACCGGCATGTCGGGGGCAGTGCAGTCTTTGATTGAATATATTCCGTTAACCGGCGTCGGTCAGCTTTTCGCGGCCAACGCAGGAAATATTTATAATGTTACGGCGACGGGTGCGGTTGGCGCAGCGGTTTCGAGTGGTCACTCCAACGACAAGTGGCAATTCGTTAACATGGGTACGTCGGGCGGCCAGTTTGTTCGGCTCTTCAATGGTCAAGATACACCTCTCTTATATAATGGCTCGTCCTGGGCGACGACCGCTATCACACACGCCGACCTCACAGCCACCAGTCTTATCTGGGGCAACCTCCACCAAAAAAGGCTTTGGTGCGGAGAAGTAAACAGCCTAGATACGTATTATGGAGCCGTCAACGCGATCTCAGGAGCGTTTACAAAATTCCCACTTGCTGGCGTCGCATCAAAAGGCGGTTTCATTATGGCGATGGGAACTTGGACACGAGATAGCGGCAGCGGCCAGGACGATGTAGCTGTATTCTTGACCTCTGAGGGCGAGGCGATCGTCTACGCCGGTATTGACCCCTCTGCATCCGCTACATGGTCTCTAATCGGCGTCTTTGAGATTGGTAAGCCGATAGGACGGCGATGCATCGTAAAAGCTGGCTCAGACATTATTTTAATGACCCAGGATGGTTTTGTGCCACTTTCTGGCATACTTTCTATGGACCGTTCTCAATCGCGATTAGTGGCGCTGTCTGATCAGATATCACAGGCTGTAAATGATGCCGTGCGATCTTACGGTACGGTTTTTGGCTGGCAGCCCATCCTATACCCGAAAGGTGTCATGTTGATCTTCAATGTCATGCAATCAGCGACTACATCGCATCAATATATTTTTAATACAATTACAGGGGCGCCCTGTAAATTTACTGGTATGAATGCGCTCTGCTTTGGCATCTTGAATGATAATGTTTACTTTGGTCGTTCTGACGGTACTGTACATAAATTTGATGATGGCACTAGTGATGCTGGAACGGCGATAGCTGCTGATGGCCTCCAAGCATTTAATTATTTTAATTCAAGCCAGTCGAACAAGGTTTTTAAACTTGTAGAACCGATTTTTGAAAGTGACGGCAATCCAAATGCTGCTCTTGATCTTAATCTTGACTTTCAAATTAAAACACCAGTTGGTATCGCCGCTGCTAGTCCAACTCGTTCTGGCATCTGGGGAGCTTCAAAGTGGGGGTCTGGCATCTGGGGAACGGCGGGTCAAGTCTATCGAGGCTGGCGTGGCGTTCGAGGGAAGGGTAGAAGCGCATCT